GACCAAGATGTCGGGAGTTCGAATCTCTCTACTCCGACCATTTTTATGCGGGTAAAGTGTTTACGGTTACACGGCGGTCTTCCAAACCTCAATAGATGGGTTCGAATCCCACTACCCGCTCCAGAATATGAACAAAGTTATAGACCAAAACGACATTTTTAAGAAGTTTGATTTTAGTTCTGTAATTTCAGAGCATGATAATCAACAAGCCTGTTATATTATAAGAGATATAATTGCTACAGGAAACTACTTTAAAAATTCACCTAAATACCAAACACAAGAAAATATCTTTGCCCGTAAAGAGGCAATTTGGTTAAAGTACCGGATGAGCTTTCTTTTTAGCGTTTTCTTGTACCTAGGTCGTGAAGTTAAAGTCAATAATATGATGGCTTGGAGTTTCATGACCAATCTTGAGGGTGCCGAAGATCGTGAAAAACTATGGCATGATCATTGGCATCCAAGTCATCCGCAGGCTAAGATGATGAGTGGTATCTTCTATCTACATATCCCTGATGATGTAAAAGATAGAGACTACTGCGGAACAGAAATGGCACCTAAAGGTGTAGACAGCGACGAACGATATTATATTCGTCCAAGCGACTATCATTGGTTAGTTTATCCTAGCAATATGTGGCACAGGCCAGGCATAGTTCAAAGTAATCAATATAGATTTATATTGGCCGCTGACGTAGAATATATGTAATACTTTTGTAACATGTTTTTTCTGCGTTTGCGATAAGTACGCATATAACAAGAAAGAAAAAATTATGTTATCCTTTATCACTAATCTGACTGATCCATTACTAGATTACATCAAGGATGATCCGGTACGGCCTGATATCCCTAAAGAGTTTAGAGTAGGCAAAAATAAATTTGTCAGTGCTCTAGTTGAAGACATTCCTCGAGCTATCGTTTGTGTGAGCCTACATGACTTTATTCCAGAAGATGTTGATGATCTAGCTAGAGATTCTGATGTACCAACTACAGCAATATTTTACACAATCTGGAGTTATAGTCCGGGTGCCGGTGTAGAACTTCTCAAAGAAACTGTTAACGAAATTCGTAGACAATTTCCAACGATAGAACGTTTTGTTACACTTAGTCCAAAGACTGAACTAGCCAAACGTTTTCATCTCAGGAACGGTGCTGACGTCTACAGAGAAAATTTAAATACAGTTAACTACGAATACAAAACGCGGGTATGATGTAAAGGTAACCTGAATCCTTGCCAAGGATTATTTGCGAGTTCGATTCTCGCTACCCGCTCCAATAATACGGCCCTTGTTGATGAGTTATAAACTTACACAAGGGTTTTTTAATTTTCTCGCTGTAGTTCAACGGATAGAACAAGACACTCCTAAGGTCAAGATGGAGGTTCAATTCCTCCCAGTGAGGCCATACTTAAATAGTATGTGAATCAACCTTTTACAAAAGTACATCAATTTGACATAGATTGCAATCTATTATTCAAAGAATGGCATGACATTGCCAGTAAACAGCAAATCTTTGCTGATTCAAGAACATATCTTCTACTGTTAATCACATATCCTAGTTCTTATAATCAGGATATAGACATTGCAAAATTCCAAAATACAATAGGTGTAGATAATTTTTATAATATTTCGTCTGAGTTTTCTGTTAGAAATATTGTAAAAGATTTTAAAAATACCTACACCGAGCATGTTGCTCAAAAAGTCAGTGAATATATAGAAACAAGTTTTTCAAACTATAACACTACAATCATCAAATATGCTGCTCAGCCACCTAATTGTAGAATGCGAACTCATGTTGATACGCACCCAAATAGCATGTTACCAAGATTTTTACTTGCTGTAAACGCTAAACATGGGTCCATTATGGAAGTAGACGGTTGTCAATATCCGTTAGATGAACAGGGATCCCTGTTCATGCTAGACAGAACTGTGGCTCATAGCCCAATTAATCAAAGCAATGACTATAGATTGTTGATGCATTTCGACGTCAAACAAATTTAATCTGCCCCTGCAGATGGAGCTGTGCCAGGCCTTCTAAGCCAGGTTACGAGGGTTCGAATCCTTCCGGGGGTGCCATGCTCCTATAGTTAAATGGTATAACACAGTCTTGGTAAGACTGAGTTCCAAGTTCAATTCTCGGTGGGAGCACCACTTGACAACACCGTAATTTGGTGCTATACTAACACTATCAACTATTAAATCAATCCAAAAAGAGATAGAAATGAGCGAAAAAAGCAACATGGACGAAGTTGTCTTTGATGGCATTCGTTTTTTGGAAAGCCTCACTCGCCATTATGGCCCACAAAAAGGTATAGCCGTTTGGGAACAAATGGGTGAAGTAATGGGCGATGAAGTCAAGGGCAAGATTTTTTTTGCCATGCTTGCAGGAGATAGATCTAACCGTGTTCGTGTTAGAGTAGGTACCTGCACTCAAGCGGTGTCTGCTATCAAGGCCATACGTGTGGCCACAGGCTACGGTCTAAAGGAAGCCAAAGATGCTTGGGATCGGTCCAAGGATCAGGTGGTGACAATTGATAATGTTCAGCTCGATGCTAAACATGAATTGGTCAGAACTTTACGAGATTTGGGTATGATTGTTTCATAAGGAGAAGTGTATGCCCTGGATACAAAATGTAGCATTAATTGATATCCCTAGAGGGCATCATATTAAGGTAGGTGAGAATTCCATGCTGATACAGATCTTGGATCCCTGCATGGAATTTCCTGTGCCCAAGTACAAGTTCAAAGAAGTTCATCAATTTGAGTTTCTTGACATTGAGCAAGACGGCATGACTAATAACGGAGACGGCAAGTGGACAGATATGAGCGAATTTGCCGTCACCCAAGAACAGGCCAATGAATTGGTTAGGCTGTTACAACATGCCCTAGCCAATCATATGGATGTAGTAGTTCACTGTCATGCTGGTATTTGTCGCTCAGGTGCTGTTGCAGAAATTGGTACGATGATGGGGTTTTTGGATGCAGAAGCCTACAGACAACCTAACCTGCTAGTAAAACATAAGATGATGCGAGCTTTGGGTTGGACCTACGATGAAAACGAAGAGTCCTACGAAGTTGGCAGTATGGAAAAAACTAGTTGGGGATTTGTAATTCCCAGTAAAGGAAAAAATAATGGATAAAGAATTCGCTAATGTTCCTAGTCATACTGTCGAAGCACTAGATCGATATTGGCATTATGGATTTATGCCTGGCAGCTTTCTTGGACTACTGCTCTGCGGGGACATCTACAATGCGATTGGTAGGGCAGATCATTCGAACAAATTTGCTCTAGGTTCAATTGTAGAGTACATCGTGCGCAAAGCACCTAGAGGCAGTTACGGCAGTGAAGCACTGGTACAGGATTGGATCAACCAAGGTGAAATGTTTCAGCGGTATCAAAAACAACGTGTAGTAGAAATTTTAAGTAATTAAGGAGAGCGAAATGCCCAGCGTATTTTTAGTAAGTGATACGCACTTTGGACATGAAAAGACCTGCTCTGTGTTTAAGAGAGAAGACGGTTCTCCGCTCAGACCTTTTAAAAACGCAGAGGAAATGGACGAAGAAATGGTACGTCGCTGGAACGAACGTGTTCGTCCTAACGACAAAGTCTATCACTTAGGAGATGTGGTCATCAACCGCAAGGCTCTTAACGTCCTTTATAGGCTTAACGGTGACAAGGTGTTGATAAGAGGTAACCACGATATCTTTAAGCTCAGTGATTACACTGAACACTTTAGAGACATTCGAGGATACCACGTAATGAACGGAATGATTCTCAGTCATATTCCGATCAGTGAGGATAGTCTAGCTCGTTTTGGTGCAAACATTCACGGGCACCTTCACGCTAATCGCGTAAAGAAAGCACGTGGAGTGGACGCTAAGACCGGTAGGACACTCTACAGTGACGAAATTGATCCAAGGTATCATTGCGTCTGTGTAGAACAAACTGACTTTACGCCTATACTTTTTGAAGATGTCATAGCACGAATCAAAGAGGAAGGTGGTACTGTGGGCTTCCGTAACGGAAATGGACCACAAGTTGATTAAAACTACTCAGTTTTAGATAGGGCCTTAGGGCCCTATTTTTTTGACTAAAATTTCTGCATCGTAAATACAAGATGATACAGCAGATAACCTGGCAGGAAATACAAGAAGTTTGGTCAACGTACCTATGGCCCGATAGATCTAGCCCCATTCAAACTCACAGCGCCATGTGTTTTCTTGGAGATCACAATATGTACAACAAAACTACTAGGGTAACTTTTCTAGGTTATTATATTGATGGAAAGTTGTGTGGTGTAAACAGTGGACACGGTTGCGCTGAAGTGCCAGTTTACGGTAACAACTACCGTAGTAGAGGACTGTTTGTTCACGAAAAATATAGGGGACGGGGTATAGGAACAGCTCTTTTACTGGCTACCATAGAACAAGCACGTACTGAAAACTATAAATCTGTGTGGAGTTATCCAAAAAATACCAGTTGGGATACATACAATAGAGCTGGTTTTACATTGGCAAGCGCCTGGCACGACTCCGAAACAGGCACAAATGCCTATGCTTACTGCATTTTATAATAATAGAAAAATAATAAATACATGGATAGCCAGGAGTTTTCAACATGCCTTTACAGATTAGAAGAGGTTCAACAGCGCAACGTTTAACGATTACACCGTTGCCGGGTGAATTAGTATACGATACAACAACAGGTCAACTTTACGTAGGTAACGGTTCAACTGTTGGCGGAACAACAACCACAGGAATTAGCTTAGAAGATGCTAGAGATGCTGCTGCTGGTCTTTTGACTTCTGGTGTTCACAGCGGTATTACCTTTACCTATAATGATGCACTAGATCGTATCGATGCAACGGTTACTATCGGCGGTACTGGCCCGTTTGACGGTGACATTAGCGGTAGTGTTTTTGCCGATAATTCAACCCTACTTGTTGACGGAACTGGTGCAAGCATTGTTGGACCGCTAGCATCTACTGGATCCACACATACAATTACTCATAGTGTTGCTGCTGATGCCACAGGTTTAACAATTACCGGTACTGATCTTTCTTACACACAAATAACGTCAAGATTAAAGGTAGTATTAAACGGCACAAGTTCTTCAACTGACCATGGCGTATCTATAGATAGCTTTAGTAATGGTGCTGTTGGACCTAGAATTGCTCTTTACAAATCCAGAGGTACTCAGGCTTCTCCTGAAGTAGCTGTTCAAACAAATGATTCACTTGGTGATATTTGGTTCTTAGGCAGTGACGGGACACAAACCGCCACAGGACTTCGATTTGGCGGTCAAGTAACAGGTACTCCTACCGCATTCGCTATTCCAGCTAAATTTAGATGGCAGAGTAATATAAGTGGATCATTCACCACAAAGATGGAATTAAGTGATGTTGGCACACTAAGTGTAAATTCAATTCAAAACTTCAGTGGTACAGATTTAACATTAACTGCAACTAACCTGCAAATAAACGGCACTACAATTCTAAACAATCGTGCAGAATTAAGATTTGAAGACACTGACGGAAGTAATTATGTTTCACTACGTTCTCCTGCGGTAGTTGCTAGTAACTTAACATTTAACTTACCAAGCACAGGTGGCAACAATTTGGATGTGTTATACACAGATGGCGCAGGTAATTTAATACTTGGGTCACTGTCTAATGTATTCCCCGGAAAAGTTGGTGCACAGATTGCTATTGGAACGAACGCTGGTCAAACTAGTCAAGGTACTAACGGTATAGCACTAGGATATCAAGCTGGTCAAACCAGTCAAGGTAACTATGCTATTGCCATTGGGTATAACGCTGGACTAACATCGCAGCATAACAACAGCGTGATTATCAACGGTGGATCAGCTACATTAAATTCTACAGGCAGCGGAACTTATATTAATCCTGTTCGTCTTACAGCACCAACTGGTAACTTATTGTACTATAATACAACAACAAAAGAAATCATTTACAGTACGGCATTGTTGATATCAACGGTGCAGGCTACTTTGGTTGCTGCAAGTACAATCACAGGTGACCTGTATGGGTCTGTGTTTGGAGCAGATAGCACAATGATGGTTGATCAAACAGGGTCAAATCTTAATGGAAGAGCCATCACAGCTACCAATCATTTCCAATTACCAGTCTATGCGGACGACACAGCCCGACTAACAGCAATACCAACACCGTCTAAAGGCATGATGATTATGATGGAGGCTGGATCTAGTCCAGCTGCCACAAATAATGTTCAGGTGTTTGATGGTTCGTCTTGGGTAAACTTATAATATACATATTGAATAGATTAAACGCCCTTTATGGGCGTTTTTTCTTGACTATGTATTAATCTCATATATAATAGTACTTGTGGTCGTGAGTGGAATTGGCAGACCTGCCGCCTCTCCGTAAGGAAGGCTGGTGATGGGGCAAAGCTGTAAGCGAGGCCTTTGTAGGTTCGAAACCTACCGACCACACCAGCTTAACACATAAGTATTACACAACAAAGGAATAATATATGGATAATACAGTTGAACAATTGAAAAGAGCATTTGAACTATTTCTTGCAGAGGATGCAAAGTTTAGTGGTGGCAATGGTGCCGCCGGAACTCGCGCTCGCAAGGCCCTTCAGGATGTTGCCAAACTAGTTAAGGCACGCAGGACTGAAATTACGGCAGAAAAGAATGCAAGAAAAGAAGCCAAATCAGTTTGATGATTTAGATAGTATAGAAATAGATCTCAGTGGAGTGACCTCCACTGGGTTCTCCGCTATAGATCTCTCAGGTGCTGCAGGACAACCTGTCTACACTCTTGATACAATGAACTATGACTCGATCACCTACAACGGAGCTAGTATTAGTACTATATCAATTCCTAGTATTACCTCAGGTTTGGGTGGTGCAATAAGTGGAGGCGGTGGAGGCGGTGGGCAATACACTTTTAATGTAGGCAGTGGAGGTGGAGGTGGAGGATTAAGCAGTGGTTATGTCTATACTACAAACACAACCGGAATTGATTGGAATCAGCCTCCCTCTGTACACATAACACAAGGCGGCATAGACATGCCAAAGGATTCGGATATCAAGATTGGAGATCGTAGTCTTAAAACATTTATGGAAAATGTTGAACAACGGTTAGCTATTCTTAGACCAAATCCAGAATTAGAAGAACGTTGGGAACAACTTAAAGAACTGCGTAATCAATACGAAACTCTAGAAAAAGACCTTCTAGAGAAAGAAAAAATAATGAAAATCTTGAAGCAACAATAATGAATGTTAAACTACTATCCTACAGTCAACCCGCAGACGAATTTAGACAGCACGGTCTCGAGGATGCGCAGGAACTCATTGCGTATTGCGCCCGTGTCAGCAATCCAAGCAACCAATTTAACACAGACACATCAGAGAAGCTTATTAGATATCTTGTTAAACACCAACACTGGTCACCGTTGGAGATGGTGTCAGCATGTATCGAAATTGAAACGACCAGAGACATTGCCCGCCAGATTCTCAGACATCGTAGTTTTAGCTTCCAAGAATTTAGCCAGCGATACGCAGATCCTACTAAGGATCTTGATTTCGTCATTAGAGAAGCACGGTTGCAGGACACAAGAAATAGACAAAATAGCGTTGAGTTGGATCTCTCAAATGCTGATCAAAGAGAGCTTAACAATCTATGGCAGGAAAAACAACAGGCTGTTATTAGTGCCGCTAGAGAGGCCTACACTTGGGCTGTCACTCACGGCATAGCCAAAGAACAGGCTCGTGCTGTTCTGCCCGAAGGCAATATAAGCAGTAGAATTTATATGAACGGAACACTTCGTTCTTGGATTCATTTTATTCAATTGCGTAGCGGACACGGCACACAGAAAGAACACATGGAAGTTGCTCGTGCCTGCGCCGATGTGATTGCCAAGGTATTTCCTATGAGCAAGGAATTTGTAAGTGAATAATGAACTTAATAAATTCTGTGAAAATTACGATGTAAGAATTGTAGACGATCAAAAAAGACATCACCGTATTAGACCTCCGGTTTATTTTACTGATCCCTCAAGAGCAGATCTTATTCGCAACGATATCATAGAACATAAAACAGAAAAACTATACACTCTGCAGATTCCAGAAAGCCGACTTCAATCATTAGTTGAAATGGAAAAACGTTTCTTTTCTAACCACAAACATGATCGTGGATACGTAGACATGTTTGAAGTGCTAATGGACAAAGAACGTGAAGAATCTTGGTACAGACAAAGCAATCCAGCAATAAAAAAGGCTTACGAGCAATATTCTATGCTACTTAATCTAGCAGGTTATCAAAGGAAAATATAAAATGGCTGTATGGAAACTAACAAATTATCATAAAAAGAATGCTGTTGAACGTCAATTTTGGACTAAAGACGGTGTCACTATTATTAAAGAAGAAGGTTATCGTTGGGGCGTATGGAGTTGTGAATGTAATGAACGACCCGATGTAGATCTAGATAACCCCGATGGTTGGGAACAGTTTTCACAAGAACAAGATTGGGACATGGAAGAAATGATAGACGGTTGTTGGGTAGAATGGACTTGGCCCGACGACATGCCTGAAGAAGAACGCGAACGTATTGAAGAACTGTGGAACGAAGATTCTTTTGAAGCCATGGAGAATGATGGTTGGTATAACGACGATACTGAACATTGGGTCTACGGTCCGTTGCAATTAAACAACGAAGACACAGGCGAAGAATTCGTTGGAAAAGAATGATATTGACAGTTTTTTAAAAATTTTGTATAATTAAGTTGTTCAAGTAAGGATTTATACAAAATGGCTTCAAGGTCAAATTACTGGAGTTGTTCTCCATTTGCCGATTGGATTCGCGGCACTACCAAAGGCAGCGCAAAGACTAGTCGCGGCTGGCGCGAATGGGAAACAGAAGCTAAAACAAAATATCCTATTCGCTATTGGATCGCAGAGGAAGCCTTAGATGCTGTTCAAAACTTCCTCTGGTGGCCTATTGATAAACTTTATGATGTCAAATATTACATTAACAACCGCTGGATTACTCGCACTCATAGCCTTACCGCTCATCCCCGGAATATTAAACCGGGTAGTTGGTGCGACGTGGGAAACCGTTTTTTGCCTTGCCTATTCAATGAGCTTGTTGATTTTGTTGAAGTGGAGTTAGCATGGTGGCATCTTGCTTGGAGTCCGGAAGAAAGACCCAAGTATAATATGCCTTGGTGGGCTGTAGGTTGGTGGCGTATTCGTACATGGCGTTGCCCGCAAGCAGGACTCGACAATCTTTCTTGGCAAAGCAAATTAGTTTGGACAGAAGACGAAGTAGGAGATGATAAAGAAAAAATTGGAAAGCCTACTTACCAAGCTGAAAAGGCCTTAGAAATTCTTGCACTCTACAAATGGTGGACTGAAGTATACCCTAATCGTCCGGATCCGCATGATGCCGGAGGTTGGACTGCCTACTGTAACCTGAAGCGTGAGAACGGCGGTGACTTTTTTGACTTTGAGGACCGCACACCAGAAGAAGCAGAAATGTCAAAGACAGCTCTGGATAAAACTCACGAGATTGAACAAGCTCAAGAACAAGAAGACGAAGAAATGATGATTCGTCTAATTAAAATTAGAAACAGCTTATGGACGTAAAAAAGACAAGTCACTTTAGGCGTTGGGTCTATAATCTTTGGGACGATTCCTGCCAAGAACGGTTGACGTGGCGCCAACAACCTGCTACAATGCAAGAATATTGGAACACAAATAAATACTGGCTTAAACATGAATACGTCAATCAAAGAAAAGGTAATGGAGTCTCAAAAGCCTGCTGAAGGAATTCTCAAAACAAGCGACTGGGGTGATGCAAAAGCATACGATGTAGTTTGCCAATGCGGATCTACAGATCATACACATCATCTTTGGGTTGAGGCTGAAGATACCGGGATTACAGTAACTATATATTCAACAGCAAAATCACCTTGGTGGTCAATGAACAGATTCAAACAAATTTGGACATTGCTTACCAAAGGATATCTTGAACACGAAACCAATCTCGCAATGAACGAGCAGACTGCTCTAAATTACGCTGAAACTCTTAAACAAGCGATTCACGATGTCAAAACTTTCAAAAAGTCCAGCACGTAACACCTTCCAAGCGACCAAATACTTAGAACGCCGAGCAGAAGAAGGTAGAACTCCAGAAAACGACCCGGATGTCAAGGCCATGGTAGATATGTACCAAAGTTTTTCTGACGATAAAGATTGTCAAGAAAATGATCCCGAATGGGCCAAAGACAATATGGAATATGATCTACGTTCCGCTGATTGGATTTTAGAGAAAGTTCGCGCCAACGACGCCTATGCTCAAAATTTGTATGCGGCCATGTGTAACAACGGCTTTATTAAGTTGGAAGTAATACCTATCCTCAAGCAGGAGGAATGGAGTTGCAGTTGGCGCTATGCTGGTGGAATAGTTGCAGATATGCGGCAAGAGGGAGACTATATAGATTGGTATTGTTCGGGTATTCGTAATGCCGAAGACGATCCAAAAGATTATGTAGGCGAAGGCTGCATAACCGACGAGATCCGGAACGATCTTCAACGTCTTGGCTGGGCAGTGGCGCCTGGTGGAGATTGGGAAAACTTTTAACTTAGGAGATTAATAGACTAAAATGACTTGGGAACTCTACGAAGTGTGGGCAGAGGACGATAGCGGACACGAAAAATTGGTTGAAACAACCAAAAGCCGCAAACAGGCGATCGACATCGCAAATGACTGTATTAAAGAGGGATATTCTGTGGCCCGCATACTACAAGAAATTGATGATGATGAAATGAAGTTGGTACAAACCTTTAAAGGTTGACCTGTATGCCAATCTATGCTATAATAACTTTGTTATCAACACTTAGGAGCACTCAAAATGGCTAAAGCAGCAGTTAAGAAAGTTCGTGTTACTGCCAAACAGGTTGCAGAACATCGTGCTGGGTCCAAACGTGATCTAAGTCCAAAATGGGATAATTGTGAAACTTGGACTGCTGATGCTTATCTTAAGCATTTTAGAGAAGCCATGCAATACTACAATCTGAACCATTCTGGTAAAGATTTGAAACCTCAGGTTATCAATTGGATGGGCCGTAACGGATACACTAAAGAACAAATTAAGTTGTTCAAGGATACCAAAGACTGGCGCAGTTCCGTTACCATGGGTGCTATTGCTTCTTGTCTTAATCGCGGTATGATGCCTGTTCGAGCAGATTTCAACAACGGTAAGTCTACTGCACTTTGGTTGGGCGAACGTATTAAAGAAGTAATCATTGACGGCGAGAAGGACATTGCTGAAGCAGAAGTAGTAGAAAAGACTGCGGCTCCTATGATTAATATTCAAGAACGTCTTCGTGAAGCGGCTGCTAAGATGACCGCTGAGATTGAAGATTCTATTGAAAAGTATCAAACTGATCCGGACGCATTTGATCCTAAGGAATTTAAAATCATCAGCGTACTTAAAGGTAAAGGAGCCAAGGCAGCTCATGCTCGTATTATCAAAACATTCTACGAACGCGATCTAGCAGAGCTTGAAGAACTTGCCAGCGGTAAGGGCTGTGAACAACTGCGCGAAGGTTATAGTCATAGAACTAAGAAGCAAATCCGTAAACTGATTGATTTTTACACAGAAGTTATGAGTGCCTGTGACATGCTGGCCGAAGAAGCCAAAGTTACTCGTAAACCGCGTAAGGTCAAGGCAGTGAGCAAGGATAAACTTGTAAGCAAACTCAAGTTTAAGAAAACTGACGATTCACTTAAACTGGTCAGTATTAATCCTACAGATATTATTGGTTCAAAGGAACTTTGGATCTACAATACTAAGACTCGCAAACTGGGCAAATATGTAGCAGAGGATTTTCAAGATCTTGCTATCAAGGGTACAACCATTATCAACTTCAGTGCTAATAAAAGTGTTCAAAAAACCCTTCGCAAGCCCACAGAACAAATGAAAGCATTTAAGGATGCGGGCAAGGTTGCACTACGCAAGTTCCTTGAAGACATCAATGCTGTAGATACTAAGATGAACGGACGTATCAACGCAGACATTATTTTGCTAAAGGTAGCGTAATGTTTGCCTAGAGTTTGATAAATATTGGTATGATGAATACTAATATCGATCAAACTCTAGAAGCATTTAACCAAGCAATAAAAGACCTAGTTAGTGCTGCTCATCAACCTGTAGCACAGGAAATAACCACCCATATTGAGTTTCGCGCTAAAAAGGGCGATACTAATGCGGGTAAGGGTATTCTGTGGATAGGTGAGGGCAATGCTAAACAACTGGTTTTTAATCCTAATCCGGACAGATTTTTTGCTTCTGAATCTATCGATTTAGGCAAAGACAAGCACCTAGCAGTAGCAGGTGTAAAAGTGATTGATGGCAAAGAGATTGGGCCCAGCGTTACCAAGAGTAATCTACAACAGTTAGGTAGATTAAAAGGACTAGTTGTTGACGGTCCTGTAAACATCAATCAGCATCTAATTTATAACACATCAACAGATCGTCTAGGTCTAGGCACAGACTTACCCAACGCCGCTATCAGCGTAGCAGAACAGGGTATCGAAGTCATGCTAGGCACTTCAGATAATCTTCACGGAATCGTTGGTACATTTGCCAATGTTGATTTTGATGTGGTTGTTGGTAACGTTCCTAGAATAAGTGTTTCTGCAAGCGGAAACGTAGTATTGAGCAATTTCAATAGAAATCCAATTCAAGTTAAAATTAATGGCAAATTAAGCGTAGGTATTGAAACACCGGATCCTGCTGTAGATCTTCATGTTGCCGGTCCTGTAAGATTAAACAACCACATTCAGATGTACGCTAGTGCTCCTCCCTCTGAGGGAACATATACCAAAGGCGACATCGTATGGAATGATGCTGCCACAGTTGGTCGCAATGTGGGATGGATTTGCCTAACAGCAGGTAGTCCAGGTGCATGGTATCCTTTTGGTGAGATTAAAGATAGACATTTCTAATGGACCATACCATTGCCGTTGTAGTTGGTAACGGCGAAAGCAGAAGACATTTTCCTACATATAAAATAACTGGTCATGTTCCGTTGATCGGTTGTAATGCCATACATCGAGATACCATTGTTGATCATTTAGTTTGTTGCGACGAACGTATGATCAGGGAGGCTGTTCTCAATCCTAATACCATGGAAACTCGTATCTATGTTCGCGAACACGGTTACCAGCTATTCCGTAAAATACAAAAAAGAAAAAACATACATCTTGTTCCCAATATCCCACAACCGCAACTGATAAGAGTAGACAATCCAAGAAATTGGGGTAGTGGAACGTATGCACATTTAATTGCAAGTCAATTAGAAGGTATCAAAACTGTTTATATGTTGGGGTTTGATCTGCATAGTCAAGATCAATATGTCAACAACATGTACAAAGGCACAAAAAATTATAGTGTAAGTGCCAGTCATGCCATCGATCCAACTTACTGGATATGGCAATCAAATAAAGTTTTCAAACTCTATCCTCATATAAATTATAAAGTAGTTAACAAACAATCTTGGACATTGCCAAAAGAATGGTCTGTGAGTAATGTTGAAAAGATTGACTATGAACAATTTGAAAAAATTTGCGAAACGGAGTTGTATAATAAGTAATTGTGTCATATAATAAAGAGGTATATATGTCAAAGCTAACATACGAAGACAACCAAGGCACAAAAACAATAGTTGAATTAGATAAACTTAATTTAACTGACCTAGAAGTGGACCTAGATGTAAATATGCTAGAACCATTGTGGGAACAATTAAAGGCAAAACTAAAGGCAAAGCAACCAGTTGTAGAAGAAGTTCTATAACTACAAGAGGTCTTAGGCATCATCCCTCTCTAAATACTCTGCTGTCATCAAACTTGCTACTTACATAAGGAGACTAGAGATGGCAAAATTTTATTCTACAAAAACATATGGCAATGACAGAGGTCTGTCATGTTGCTTCCGTCAATGGCGTGCCACACACAGCCATTGCTCATTACTACATGGATACTCAATTGGTATTCGATTAGTATTCGAGTGCGAAACACTAGATGACAAAAACTGGTGCATGGACTTTGGTGGTCTAAAGGCATTTAAAAATTGGTCTGAGCATATGTTTGATCATACCTTGGTAATTGCTGAGGATGATCCGGATCTAGAAGTGTTTAAAAAATTAAATGAATTAAAAGGCGGTCACAACGATCAAGGCGTATGTGATCTAAGAATTGTTCCGGCAGTTGGTTGTGAAATGTTTGCTAAGATGTGTTATGACAAAATGTCAGAACTGCTTAAATCCACGGATATGAGATATCCAGTTAATCCGGCGGTGCGTGTAAAGAGTGTAGAAGTATTTGAACATGGAGCTAATTCTGCTACATACGAAGGATAAGATGAAAACAGTTGCGATAGTTGGGGCAGGGATTGCGGGAGTGATCCCTGCCTATTATTTGGCGAAACAAGGTTATAGTGTAACTATTATAGATCAAGAACGATATCCTGCCATGCGGTGTAGTTATGCCAATGGTGGACAGGTCAGTGTAAGTAATAGCGAAGTTTGGAACACATGGTCTAATATAGTTAAAGGCATTAAATGGATGTTTACCAAAGATGCTCCATTGTATGTGAGTCCTAAATTAGAGTGGGATAAAGTTAGATGGTTGACCAAATTTCTTTATCACACCGTGATCAAGGATCATATTCCTAATACTGCCAGCACCATACAACTAGGTGTTACTAGTAGAGCTCTTTATAAACAGATTATTGCAGACGAAAATTTACAATTTGATCAAAGTGATTGTGGGATTCTTCACATCTATAAAAATCAAAAATATTTCGATGCTGCAAATTTTATTGCCCCTGTGTATACTGCTAACGGTTGTTCATGGGAAATGTTAGACAAAGAACAATCAGAAAAAATTGAACCAGCACTAAAAGACAGCGTAGACATTATAGGTGGTGTTTGGACCAAAGAAGATTGGGTTGGAGACATTCATAAGTTTTGTAATGAGTTAACACAACTAATGGTAGACAAGTACGGTGTTAAGTTTTTACACGGAGTTGTCATAGAAGATTTAGACAGACTTAGTACACTCTACGACAAGGTTGTAGTTGCTGCGGGCGTTGGGAGTGCCAAATTAGCTGGAACAATTGGTGACAGTATTAATATCTATCCAGTAAAAGGATACAGTATCACAATACACCTGCGTGATCAACGTTCTATAAATGCTGCTCCCCAAACAAGTATTTTAGACGATGAAGCCAAAATAGTTTGTTCAAGATTGGGTAATAGATTAAGAGTAGCTGGCACAGCAGAACTCATAGGTGAAAACTACGACATAAAGCGTGACAGAGTAGAGCCACTGCTAAATTGGGTACACAAAAATTTTCCTCATGTAGACTGTAGAGAATACAGTAGTTGGTCTTGTCTTCGTCCTATGACGCCTAATATGATGCCTATTATAAGTAAGAGTAATACAAGGCCTAATATATATTATCATACAGGCCATGGACATCTTGGATGGACCTTAAGTCCTGCAACAGCAAAACAACTTATAGGATTAATGGCATGAAAACTGTAGAAGTAGCAAGATATAAGATTGGTATTAAACATCCGTTGACTCTGATTGCCGGCCCTTGTCAAATTGAAAGCAAGAGCCATGCAGAAATGACAGCAGGACATCTTGTTAAAATTGCCAATAAGTTAGGTCTTCAACTGATTTACAAAAGCAGTTTTGACAAAGCCAATAGAAGTAGTGTGAGAACCAAACGTGGCCTAGGTATGGAAAAGGGCTTAGAAATCCTCAATCACATCAGAGGAACTTTTGAAATTCCTGTGCTTACTGACATTCACGAAAGCTATCAAGCAGACTTAGTTGCACAGGCAGGTATTGATGTTATCCAAATTCCTGCTTTTCTCTGTCGACAGACAGATTTACTGTTGGCAGCGGGTCGCACAGGTAAAACAATCAATGTTAAGAAAGGCCAGTTTCTAGCACCTCATGACATGAAAAACGTTGCTGAGAAAATTGCTTCGACTGGAAATGATAACATTATGCTTTGTGAAAGAGGATATACTCATGGATATAATAATCTTGTTGTTGATATGCGTAGCCTACCCATTATGGCAAGCACCGGGTATCCAGTGGTCTTTGATGCTACTCATAGTGTACAACAGCCTGGAGGAATGGGAACAAGCTCAGGCGGAGATCGTACAATGGTACCAGCCTTGGCGAGGGCTGCTGTAGCCACAGGTCATGTCAGTGCTGTCTTTATGGAATGTCATGAAAATCCAGACTATGCACCCAGTGATGGTCCAAACATGATTCCTTTAGATCAATTGGAAAACATTTTAACAAAGATTGTGGAAATAGATGCAGTCGCCAAACGGTGAAACCAAAGAAGAACGTAAACTTCGTAAAGCCCTAGCACGAGCCCAAAAAGAATCTGTTGTTTTACAACCAGATAAATTTACGGTAGTATGTGTACGATTTGGTACGAAATACGGAAGAGAATATGTAGAACGTCTACGCAATATGGTAGCACGTCATACCACGGTGCCTTATGAATTTGTTTGCATCACAGACGATGCTAGACAGATCGAAGGTGTGAGAAGCATAGTTCAACCTATACAAAATTATAGAAAACCTTGGTGGCACAAGGTTCACATGTTTGATAAAAAGTTAGACATCTCGGGTAGGATAGTATATTTTGATCTTGATGTTATTATCTGTAATAACATAGATAAACTATTCTTAGATCACGGCAACATGTTTTTAGGAATCAAAGACTTTAATAGAAAGTTTCATTCAGGTTGGATATACCTAAACAGCTCTGTGATGAGTTGGGTACACGGACAACAAAATCATGTCTATGATCAGTTCATGAAAAATCCCAATGATGCACAAAGACTACAGGGCGATCAAGATTGGATTTGGAAAGTTAGTAAGGATCGTATTAAGTTTTGGCCTACAGAATGGATACAAAGCTACAAATGGGAAATACGAAATAGAGACGAACTAGTGAATAGAACTGGCAAACAAGGTTTCAAATTTATTACTAATCCATTAATACCCCAGGGCTGTTCTATAGCAGTATTTCACGGCGATCCAAAAATGGAAGAAGTAAAGGATCCCTTTGTCGTTGACAACTGGCAATGATCCTACTATAATAGTAGTATGACTACTATTACTCGAGAACAACTATCCAATCTTTTGCACTTAGGCGAGTGCATTGTAGAATTTACCAAAATCAACGGTGAGGTGCGTACTATGCCTTGCACTCTTAACGAGTCGCTGATTCCACCTCCTGTTGTTCATGTAACCAATACAAATAATCCTATTGACTTTCCGGCTCCCAAGAAAGAAAAGAAAGCGAATCCAGATGTTATGAGTGTTTGGTGCTTAGACAAAAAGGAATGGCGGTCCTTCCGTATCGCCAATGTAATTTCTGCAAAAGTAAAAGAATGACTAACGACGAGCTTATTAAAACTTTAAAAATTGCCAGCAAAAATGTTAACGATAATATCGCCCTTGCTATGCTATTAGTTATGGCTGCAGAACGAATTAAGGAATTAAGCAATGCGTAAAATTGGCTTTGCCTGCAAGTGGATTGACCATCCTGGGCAAGTAGACGGCATTAAACCAAAGGACGACTGTAAAAAATATAACACAGGGTCCACTACCGTTGCCTGGTTAAATAGACAACACAAGGATGTGGCTGTTGAAAAGCTGTGGGATCTTATGAAGCAAAACATAGAATCCACACGACTCCTTGTAGAAAGGGTAGGTGGATTAGATGAAAGTTTGCGAATGGTACGACTCAGTAGCGATATTCTTCCTGTGTATACTGAGTCGAGCTGGTCTTGGTTTTGGCGGACTGCCGATGTACGAGATTACGCAGAAAGACATTTTAGACGGGTTGGGGATTTGGCCCGTAAGAATCATGTTCGGCTCAGTTTTCATCCTGGTCAGTTTACTGTTCTTGCATCTGCTGATGACAACATTGTAAATCGTAGTATCGAAGAGTTTGAATATCATGTGGATATGGTACGTTGGATGGGATTTGGACAATCGTTCCAGGATTATAAAGTTAACGTACACATCAGCGGTAGGCGAGGTCCCCAAGGTATTAGGGACGTACTTGGACGTCTTAGTGTAGAAGCTCGCAATTGTATCACTATTGAAAATGAAGAAATAAGCTATGGACTCGATGATTGCCTTTCTATTTCAGATGTCGTTCCTATCGTTCTTGATATCCATCATCATTGGATTCGTGAAGGAGAGTACATTTCGTCACGCGACGATCGTGTTCAACGAGTTATTGACAGCTGGCGCGGCGTTCGCCCTGCTTGCCATTATTCTGTCAGTAGGGAAGATGTTCTTGTAGATCACTGCAAGAAAACCATGCCTAATCATAAACAACTGTTAGAAACAGGACACAAAAAACAAAAGCTCAGGGCACATTCTGACTTCTACTGGAATCAACCAGTGAACGAATGGGCACTGAGCTTTCGTGAAAAGTTTGATATTATGTGTGAGAGTAAGGCAAAAAATCTTGCCAGTCAAGCACTATATCAAGAAGCTGTCAGATTAGGCCTTTGATTTTCTAGTTCTAATTTTTTTAACAGCGGCTTTTGCATCAGCTTTGGTTACTTTACCATCGCCATCTACATCAGCTGCTTTTTTAACACGAGCTGTAGTTTTAGAAACTGCTGCCTTAGTTTTAGAAACTGCTGCCTTAACATCTGCTACGTCAACTTTTCCGTCTTTGTTTACGTCCAGAGCGTTAGCTACAGGCGCGGCAACTGGTTCCGCAACTGGAGCTGGATCTGCTGGTTTATCTTCTGCCTTGGCCTCAGGTACATCCTTGAGAACAAAACGATAAGCACCGTAAATAAGAGCGCCTGCAAGTCCTAGTACGATTAATAATTCCATAGGTATATTCTCCTTAGCGAGTTATTTAGCGATAAATATACTGTAGACTATAAAAAGAGCACTTTATAATGGGTTTTGACTTCCTTAAAACATTTGACATTACTGAATCTAAAAAAGAAAAATTAGAACAGGAACCCCTGTCTTTTGGAAAAAGAGATTTGGAACCTGTAATGAGCAAGGCCACTATAGATTATCATTATACAGGTCTTGCTGCCAAATACTCAGAACGTTATAACAAAGGTGAAGGCGATCCTAAATTCAACTACGGTGGTGCTATACTTCATAATCTATTCTTTGCTAACCTGCAACCGCCAAATAGCAGAAACAGCCCCGGTGGTGCTAGTGAAGAATTAATCAATAAAAAATATAAAGATTTTGATACATTTAAAACAGCATTTGAAAAAGAATTTATGGCTGCACAAGGCTCAAATTGGATCTACATGGATTACAATGGGTCTTTACATACTATTCATAATCATGAATACAAAAAGGATATGAAAATTGCCCTGTTGATTGATGCATGGGAACATGCGTGGGCATTAGACTATCAGCAGGACAAGGCTGACTATCTTAAAAATATTTGGCGTATTGTCAATTGGGACGTTGTCAATGAGCGCCTAAATAAGGAGCGATAAAATGATTGATACACTATTTTGGATTTTAGTAGGGGCATTTGTAGGCTGGCATTTTCCGGAGCCCTTCTGGGCTAAGATAATTAAGGAAAAAGTTTTGTCTGTTGTACAAAAAAAACAGTAAACTAATCTCACGCCTTAGGCGTTAATATAATACAAGGAGAAGATTATGAAAGCAATTATTGCCGCAGTATTGTTTTGTCTCAGCGGAACGGCTCTAGCACAACATCATGGACATGGTTTTAGACACAATAACTTTCATCATAGACATCATTGGCACCATAAACATAACTGGGTAGTTCCTGCACTTATAGGAGGTACAGTAGTTTACATGGCTACTCGTCCAAGTCCTGTGATAGTTCAACAACCGCCACAGACCTTGGTACTACAGCCAAATCAAGTTACCATTGACGGTGTTATATATACCAAACAGACAATGATTATTAATGGCGTTGAAACAGAAGTTCTAGTTAAACAATAAGGAGCAAACATTGGCCTATTCTTCACAGGTAGTTGATCATTATGAAAACCCCAGAAACGTGGGAAGTTTTGATAAGTCCGATAGCGATATTGGTACTGGTATGGTTGGTGCACCTGCTTGCGGTGATGTTATGAAACTACAGATAAAGGTTGACGAAGATGGTATTATTAGAGATGCTCGTTTCAAGACATACGGCTGCGGTTCAGCAATCGCCAGTTCGTCGTTGGTTACAGAGTGGGTTAAGGGTCTGCATATTAATGATGCTGTTAATATCAAAAACACACAGATCGCAGAAGAACTAGCACTCCCCCCGGTTAAAATACATTGCTCTATCCTAGCAGAGGATGCTATCAAAGCCGCTATAGAGGACTATAAGAAAAAGCATGATCTCGTTAACTGAGGTAGCGGCGCAAAAAGTTCAATTGCAGTTAGACAAAAGAGGCAAGGGTCTAGGTATCCGGATAGGTGTTAAAACCACAGGATGCTCGGGACTTGCCTATGTTCTTGAGTATGTGGACAACGTATTTGAAGGTGATAGAATTTATGAATCTAACGGTGTACATGTTTATGTAGACCAAAAAAGTTCAGCCTATCTAACCGGACTAGAAATGGATTGGGTACGTAACGGACTCAACGAGGGGTTTGAATTTCGTAATCCTAACGAAAAAGATCGCTGCGGTTGTGGTGAAAGTTTTAGAGTCTAAATTTTATCTATAGGTAAGTCTGCGTCTGTAGACATTGACCATATTTTTTTATGCTCAACACCCTTTCGTTGAGCAAATCTTTTTACGTCACAGTTAGGGCAACAATGAAAATAGTTGTTGCTCATTCTTTTACTGTGCATGTTTTTTAATTCTCTTTCAAACTGCACATCACAATTGTCGCAGGTAAAAATAGCTATGGTCTTTCGTCTTTTATAGCCATGTTCTACGCCTAGTTTACTGCGTCTAACATATTGATTTTCTTGAACTTTAGTATCTATAAACACCAAGTATTTACATTTGGCTTGTAAAAACTTTGGATAAATACCATAGAATTCCACACTGATAGGAACAACTATGGCAAGAAAGATTATCAATATTGGTACTATAGGCAATGACGGTACCGGCGACAGTATTAGAGACAGTTTTAGAGCAGTTAATGATAACTTTAGAGAACTGTATTCTGCACTAGGGTTAGGTGAACTACTAACCTTTATTGGTCTCGATGATACTCCAGAAACATATCTTGGCAGAGAAAATGCCTTACTAACTGTCAATACTAATACTGATGGAATAGCTTTTAGAACCCTGCAAGCCGGTGTTGGTATTCAATTAGACTTTGATACGAATCCCGAAGAACTTACTATTAATAGTACCTTCAGTGATATTCAAAGCGATCCAACACCCAACCTTGGTGGTCCACTGAATGCTCAAAGTGGCGGTACAAGATATCCTCTGGGCAATTTACTAGATCTTACAAGCACCTTAGAAATAACAGATGCTGTGTCTCGTATGAATGCCACACACGGTGTTATCAGTGCAGATGCTGATCGTCTAGCAGTCAACAAAAAATATGCTGACGGTAAAATTTCACTAGCCGGTGTAGATACTGTAGATCCTTTTACAAATACAACTAATACCGCATCTGGTATTATGACTGGTCCTTTGATTCTGTCTAGAGATCCAACAGATGCAGACGATCAAACCTATAATGGTTTAATTGCCGCAACAAAGAGCTATGTTGACAATTCTGGTTTTAGTAGTCGTGTTAATCTATATGTTGCTACAAGTGGTAGAGATGATCGACCAGGAGTTGGCACTGATAAACAGGGCAGATCGTTGCCCTACGCATATAGAACACTAGAAGCTGCTCTAAAAAGAGCCGAAGAATTATTGTTAGAAGCTCCACTAGAAATTGGTCCTTATAAGAAAGTTTTAACATGGGGTGGGGGTTCTTACGATCCAGTAACACTTGCTGATATTGACGATATATCTGCAACAACAGGATCTGGATTCAGTCCACAGTTTATCTATATGAAAGTAGATACTGTGTCAATCGCCACTGGAGGATTAAACTATCTTCCGGGTGATGTATTGACTGTAGTAGGCGGAACAGGTACACCTGCACGATATGAAGTATTAGCAGTTGGACCAGGGGGTTCGGGCGGTAGAGGACCAGTTACTTCTATTAGACAAATTACAGCTGGTAGTTATACTGCACTACCTACTCCTGCTACAGGAGCAGCAACATCATGTCCTGGTAGTTCATCTGGTGTTAAACAAGGTTGTACGTTAGATATTACATTTAAAGTAGCAAGTGTAACAGTAAATCCGTCTAGCGGGCGAGGTTCTGGATATGGCCTGGTAAGTGTTAGATTTGTAGGCGGTGGCGGAAGCGGTGCTTTTGGTACAGCTGATGTTAATGCAGGTGACGGTGGTATAGATAGTATCACCGTAACCAATGGCGGTAGCGGATTCACATCCTTGCCAAACGTTCTTGTAAGTTTGCCAAGATTTAGACTATACACCAGTAACTATAGAACAAGTGCTACTGGTAACCCTGCGGAATCAAGTCCTGCTGCGAATGCTC